TTCTTGGCGGGTCAGTTCGCCTACGAGCTGCGATAGTCCTGATTCTAGTTTGGAAATTTTGGTAGTTTCGTGATTGCATTTTTCTTCCTTAAATTTAATGTCAATAGATTGTGTGCATACTGGACATGTATCATTTTCTTTGAAAAATTTTAAAGTCTTTTTATGAGTATCTAGGTTTTGTTCTATCTTTGTTTCATACTTTTCTAAATCTTTTAATTTTTTAGTTACCGTTTCTTGACCACTTAATTCATTTTGACTTACGGCTATAGCTTCATTAAGGCTATTAAGCTTTTGAGCATATTCTAGCCTATTTTTTTCATTTTCTTTTAGTTTATTTTGTTGTACCTTTTGGTTGTCGCTACCTTTGGCCTCCAGCGTCTTTAAGTATTTTGCTTCAGTTTCATACTTGGTCTTTATTAGTTCGCATTGGTGCCTCACCTCCGTCAACTTTTTTTGTAAATCACTTTGTTGAGAGCGTAAAATTAAATCCATTAAGCCAAAAACTCTAATATCAAGTATCTCTTCAACAACTTCTCTTCTATATCTTGGTTTCATCTTCATAAATGGCTCGTATGATGATGACCCTAATAATACAACTTGAATAAATGACCTGTAATTAAGTTTCATTATATTTTGTTCTAGGTATTTTTGATAGTCTATATTGTTGGCGTCTTGATTAATTAATTTACCATCACAAAATATCTCAAATAAATTTGGTTTAATACCTCTTCTTACAATATAATTTTTTGTACCTACATCAAACTCTACCTCAACTATACAATCTGATTGATTAATAGTGTTTATCATTTGTTCTTTTTTTATAATTCTAAATGGTTTGTTAAACAATACAAAACATAATGCGTCTAATAGTGTTGACTTACCACTACCATTTGTGCCTACAATTAATGTAGTTTGCGACATGTCTAAAGCAATTTCTATTGGTTGATTACCAGTAGATAAGAAGTTCTTATATGAAATTCTTTTAAATAATATCACTCACCAGCCTCCATGTACAACTCTTTGGCAAATGCTTTTAATTTTTGTTTGTCTATTTTAACATCTATTTGGTCAATATAATTACCTAAAAATGTAAGTGTGTCTTCACCTTGTTCTAATATATCTTCTCTTACTGAAGCGCCAATATCCGTAGGGTCTTCTATTACATCAATAGCATGTAAGTTAATATGATTATATAATCTATCCATCAATCTTTCGTACATATCTGAATCAGTTTTATTTGATATATAAAGTTTAATAAAACATTTATCAAATGGTGTAATATCTAAATTATCATAATTTGTTTCTTTGTCATTATAGATTATCTTTTTAAATATAGTGTTGTTGTTTTCAATTCTTGATATTTCTCTAGTGTCTGTATCAAATATATGAAAACCTTTAGGACAATTATAATCTGACCATGTCATTTCGTATTGTGTACCTAGATAATAAATGTGACCATCATCTGACTTTTTATGAAAATGACCAGACATTACTTTTTCAAATCTTTTAAATACAGACTTTTCTGTGCCATGTTCATTCATATGGCCGTTATGCATTTCAAAGCCTTTTATTTCTAAATGACCCATTGCAATAGTTGATTGTGTATTTTCTATTGTTCTAATTGTTTCAGCCTCATTATCATCACAAATCCATGGTATAAAAAGTATAGGTAGATTATCAAAATTTACCGTTGTTGCATGTGTATATACCTTGGCATCCTTACATATATCAAGATTTTGCATTGCGTTTACTTCATTTGTATTTTTATAATAAGTATCGTGATTGCCAATAATAATATGTGTATCAATACCTAGTTCATCTAATCTATTCCAAAATACTTGTTTAAAGTTGTGTGCTGTATTATGATTAATAAACTTTCTTCTATCTACCACATCACCAAGATGTATCAAAGTTTTGATATTATTCTGTTGCAAATAAGGAAAGAATAAGTCATTATAAAACTTATTTTGATATTCAATAAATGCAGGTGAGTCGTTACGACAACCAAAATGGGTGTCGTTTAACAAGGCTATTTTCATTACTTCTTTTTCTTTTTAGCTGTCTTTTTCTTTTTTACTGGTTCATCCACAGGCATGTTCTTTTTAAGAAACTCTGTAAATTGATTTTTAAATTCTCTATCTTCACCTGGCTGTAATGCTAGGTCATCATAATTAGACTCTTGTATCATTCTTTGTTTAATCGTTATCTGCTTTTTCTCTTTTTGTATTCTTCTTATAAAAGCATAGTAGATTATTTGCGTGAAATATGCAAAAGGATTATTTGATGTTTTTGGATTAAAGTTATCTAAATATTGTAAACAATTCTCTATACCATCACTAATCATATCATCTCTAAATGTATAATTTATAAAATTAGGTCTGTATGAAAGGTGGTTTGCTATCTTTAAAAAACACTCTCCGATATAATCGGGTACTGGTGGTTTGTTTATTTTACTTCGTTTAGCTTTGTTAACAGACTTTCTATATTCAACCATTGCGGCCAAAAATTCTTTGTTGTTAACATAGTGTTCCGATTTCTTTTTTGTTTGTGCCATAATATCCTCACTATATAATATTTTATTAAAATTGTCAATGCTCAATCCACGGTTGACATTCAATTTTTTTGCCGTATAATAACGGTGTCCGTTTTCACCAGATAACTTTAGTGTATTGTAGGTTCCTCTTCCTCATCATCTAGTTCTTTAAATATCTCATTTATCTTTTTATTTTCTTCAGGCGTAAACTCTTTTCTATGATATGTTTCATCTCTCTTTGGCCTGTCAAGATTATCATAGTTTTTTGTTATCTCACCATAACTAGTTGACATTTCAAGGGAGGCGTTGGTGATTGTCATAATTTTATCTTTAGGTATAGTAACAATCTTATCGGCCGTATAGTTAGTCCAACGAATCAAAGCAATATAATCTCTAAACCCCATAGGCGTAATTTGAGGTACATACTTTATCTGTAATGGTTTGTCTAATCTAATTAAAGGTCCGTTATCTGGCAATTGTTTGTCGCCAGTAGGTAAGACGGCAACAATGTCGTCACCATTAATTAATTTGATTATTTTAACTTGTGCTTTCATTGTTTAACTCTATGTTGTGTATCTCATAATCAAAGTCTTCTTCGCTGTATATATTTATCCTTTCTCTAAAATGTGCTAGAGTATAGTTTTCTTTTTCGTTATAAGTTAAATCGTCAGCGATATCGTATAATGTCGCATGAGTTTTATTATCTTTTAATCTTAAACCACGACCAATACTTTGTAAGTTTCTTATCCTGGACTTACTAGGACTAGCAAAAATAATGTTATGCAAATTCCTAATGTTAATGCCGGTAGAGAAAGTCCCATAACTCGCCACAATAATAGCGTTGTCAGACTTTTCCGTAAGCTCTCTAATAGTTTCTCTTCTTGAGGCGTCAACTCCACCATAGACGAAAGAAACTTGTTTATCTTTTGCTTTATCTTTAATTGCTTCATACAATTCCTTTCCGTGTTTTTCTACATATTGAAATAAACATAGTGTATTGCCTTGTAGGCCAGAGGCCAAGTTTCTAATATATTTGTTTCTCTTTTCATTTGCTACGATAAAATCCATTTCTTCTTGATAAGTTTTATCTTTTATAAAATCTCTTTCCGTTTTACCGTGGTTTAAGACCAAACAGAATATTTTGAGGTCAGCTAGTTTGCCTTTCTCCATAAGTTCCGTTGTGGATACTACCTTATTTACAGCACCAAATAGTCCTTCTAATACAAGTTTATGTGTTTTTGAACCGTCTAATGTACCTGTCATACCTACTTTATATGGGCACTTTACTAGTTTTGTCAATATTTTGGTCAATGATACTGCTTTAAATAAATGTGCTTCGTCACCAATTATCATTTCAAATTGAGTAAACCATTTTTTAGGCATATTATATATTGATTGCCAAGTAGATATTACAACTCTTTTATTTGTTTCTTTGGCGTGACCTTGATATATCTTATGTACATTTTTTTCTGGTGACCAACCATAATCTTTAAAGTCTTTAAATAATTGTTCTACTAATGAGGTTGTTGGTACAATAATTAATATCTTTTTCTTTAATCTTAATAAATTAAATCTAACTAATAGATATGTAATAAGTGATTTACCAGAGGCTGTTGGCGATAATAATAAACATCTATTTTTTTTAGTTGCATATATAAATGCCTCTTTTTGATAGTCTCTAACTTCTAGTGGTATTTTTAATGCTTCAATAAAAGCGTCAACTTTTTTTTCTTCAACTTTCGTGTCTTGTATTTTTGTGCCATCAACAACTTCTATTTCATTGTCAGCACACCATTTTAAGATATAAGGATATAGACCAACATATATTTGACCTGTTTGATAAGAAAATAATCTTATCTTTCCATCCCACACTCTATTTCTAAATTGTGGCATAAACTTAAAACCAGGCACTTCAAAAGTAAAGAATTCACCTAGGTCTCTTCTTATACTTTCGTCTGCGTCTATCTTTAAATATACGTCATCTTTCTTGTCTATAACAAGATATCTTAAATTGCTCATTATTAAATAGCGCCGCTAGTAAACTTACGCCACTCAATCGCATTTTTTATTGTGAAGGTTCTATTTGAAATTTGTCTAATAGTTCTATCTAAAAAATCGGTTGTAGTTTGTAAGTAATCTACTTTATGTTTTGCACGTTGAATATCTACATCTGAATCTAGATATTTGTCAACGTCTTGTTTTAATATTTTTAAATTAAATGGTTTTTCTGCATATACAGAGGCGTCAGCCTTACCTGTATAATACTCCCATTTTTCCCTTTTAATTGTATGCAATTCTGATTCCGCCTTACTCAACATTAACTTAAATGTTGTTAAGTGTTTCATATATTTGTTGTGTAATTGTGGAGTTTTTAAAGACTCTAAATCTAATTCAGTCTCGTTTAGTTTTAAGTCTTTATCAACTTGTTCTTGTAGTTTTTCTAAATCCATAATGTATATAATGTATCATATTCACACTAAAATGTAAAGTTTAGGACACGGTTGTTGTAGTTGTTGAAGCGTTTTTAGCTGCGAATTCGTATAGTTTATATTGAAAGGTAACCGTTGCCGATAAGTAATCAACATCTGTTGCCTGTTGTGTAAATTGTAGACCACTTAAACTAACAGGAAATACATTGTTAAATCTAACTTCTATATTTGCTCTATTTTTACTAGACAATATATTCAAAGTAGCATCCGAGAATACAGGACCTATAGGTTGAGCACCATACTTAACTTTACCTGCGTCTGTCGTCTGGCTGTCTTTTCCGTTCGTTGGAAAGCGGTCTTTTGCGGCTTCTACCAAGTTTGCGAATTGTGTACGAGATTTAGGAAAGCCTAATCCAAACAGCCATCCACTTATCTCTTGATAGTTTTCTAAATTTTCATCTACCATAAATGTCATTTCTAGGTCACCAAAAGATAACTTTTCTCCTGGTAATGGTATATCTGCTAAAGGTGTTGGTTGTTGTACCGTATTAAGACTTAAACCAGGTAGATTAACAGCTGTACAAAAATATTCTACTTTTGGTAACTTTAATATTTGAAATTTAAACTGCGTTGGTGACGCTAAGTCTAATTTAGTTGGTTGTCTTGATAATGCGTTTGTAGTTGTCATACTACTATTTATCCATTACGGAGAGCAAAAAAAAGGGGCGAATAAATCGCCCCTTTTCTGAAGTTTGTACTTCGCAAAGTAAAATTACATTAAGTTAGCAATTTGTACTTTTTGGTAGTATCTGTTAGAGTTAGCAGAACCAGCGTCATTTACTGCTGTAGCAGCACCTGAAATCGCACCAGTTTCAGCAAAAGGATTAGCGATTAAGCCATATCTTGTTTTGAAACCGATTTTTGGTTGGAATGTATCTTGACCAACAGCTCTAACCATTTGTAGAGGTACATATGGACAATAGAACATACCAGCGTCATAAGGTGAAGTACCTTTGTAACCAACAACGTAGAATTGTTTTGTTGCTGGAGAGTTTGCTGAATATGGGTCGATATATACTTTGTATCTACCGTTAAGAACACCTGCAAAAGTATTACCTGTGTCATCAACATTTAGGTTATTGTTAAGAGCTGGAGTATAGTCTAATACACCTGCCATTTGAAGAGCTGAGGCAACATCTGAAGAACAGATTATCATATTACCTTTACCTCTTCTTGTTCTCTGAGCGATTCTGTTTGCGTCTCTTTCCAATTGGAACATAAGACCTTTGAATCTCTCAACTGACCATCTACCATTTGAGTCTGTGTCTAAATCAAAGATACCAGCAGTTGTCGTGTTTGCTTGAGCGCCTTTTTCAGCGTTTATGTAAACCGTTCTAACTACTTCTCTATTGATTTCTGCAAGAATCTCAGCAGATAAAATGTTCGCAAGTTCAGTCTCAGCGTCTAAACCGTGGATTGCTTTAAGGTCTTGAGCAAGTTCCATTGTGTATTCCGCTTTAAGAGCTCTTGACTTAGCAGTTACCGTTGATTTCTCGATTGAGAAAGCCATTTCAGCAAATGCGTTGCCACTTGCGTCACCTAATGCTTCAGCCGCAGCTGTAGTCATAGCAGTACCTTTTGTGTAAGTACCTGGTGAAGAGTCGTTTAATACTGCTGGGTTAGTGCCCGAATGAGCAGTAGATGAATAACCATCTACACTTGAACCAGCGGCATTTCTACCAGAGAAATCAGTATCAGCTTCGTCAAACATTGCTTCTGCGCCTGTTTGTGAAGTGTATCTGCTTCTCATAGCAAATATAAGACCAGTTGGACCGGTCATAGGTTGAACACCTGCGATATCGTAAGCAATTAAATTAGGCATTGCTCTTCTTACCAAACTAATTAGGATTGGATCCCAGTTAGCGATTGCTGAACCAGTTGCGTTAGTCGGTGCAGCTTCTGATAAGAAAGCAGCGTCTTCTTTAGAAGCTCTTTCTTGGTTTTCCAAGATAACAGAGGTGACGGCACGTCTGTAAGAATCCGTGATTTTTGGTAAATCAGGATGCTCAAGGACTGGCTGCCATTTTTTTTCGTGAGTTTCGGATAAGTACATTATTTTTTCTCCCTTTTCCCTTGAATTAAGATATTTTAATATCTTTTGTTTTGCTTATAGCGGCAGTGTAAGCAGCCATTGCTTTTGATAAATCTTCATTTGAAGTTTCACCATCAGCCGCCACATCATCTAAAGACTCAGTCGCTTCTTTCTTTTGTCCAAAGTATGATTCTTTGATAGTCTCACACTTTTTCTTAAAGTCTTCTGCGTTTGAGTATTCAATTTCTTCAGCAAGTTTAGCAAATTTTTCTTTTTGAGTGTCTGCTAAATCATTTGCAACTTCAGCCATAACTTCGTTTTTAGTTTTGTCTGCGTTGTCTTTGTTTAGTTCAACATTCTTTTCAATTTGCTCGTTTAACTTTTTCTCTAGGTCTTCAATTTTAGTTGCTTGCGCTTCTAAAACGTCATACTTCTCATCTGGAACATCAATGTAATGTTCAGAGAAAAGTTTTTTAAGACCTGAAATAAAGTCTTCAGCAATCTCGCCTTTAATGCCTCTTTCAAGAGCGATTTCGTTTTCTTTCATCCACTCTTCAACGACATATGACAAGTAAGAATCAACTTTTTCAGTTAACTCTTCTTTTGCTTTTGCACTTTCTTGCTCTAATTTGTTGTTGTAATCTGCATCCATTGTTTCAGCAATCTCTTTAACTTTAGAGTTTACTGCTGATTCAAAAACGGTTGCAGCTTTTGTTTTAAATTCTTCGGATAAATCATCTTGTCCGGCGACCATAGCATTCATATGCTCATCAACTTCCTCTTTTTTCATTTTGTAAGAGGCAGACTTCATTCCGTAACCTTCTTTTTTCTTCATCTTCTCGTCTTCGTGAGAAGCTTCAGTTTTTTCGGACTTGTCTTCTTTGTCTTCTTTTTTCTCTTTATGTTTTTTAAGAGCGTCAAGAGCTGCTTTTGGCATTTCGCCTTCTTTGATTTCTTCCGAACCTTCTTTAGTTTCTTCTTGCTCTTTTAACTTCGGCATAGGGTCAGCTGCGCCT